CATAGTTATCCCCTCTTCACTCCGCTACCACTCCGCTGCTATGGATGTAGTTCGTACTCCCTGACAGACGGCCCCACTGCCCACCGTATGCCTCATCAGTCCAGTCGCACCACTCTGCGATATGCAAGCTGCTGCCGGGCATGAGGATCTGCGCAACGTTCGCGGACGACGGCTCTGGCACCTCAGGCGCGTACCGCACATAGGCTGTGATACCATCAGGCACGACGTACCAATGCGGTGCACGTCGCTCAGGCGGCAACCCATAGACAGCACTGACGAATGCATCCCAGTCGAGCCCCTGCGGGTCGCTCTTGCGGCCGGGGGCAATCTGGCTATGGCGTACGAGTTGGGATTGTGGGATGTTGTACTCGCTGACGAGTTGACGCACGAGCCACACAGCAGCGTCAAGCTGACGCACATCGTACGGCGTCGAGGTGTTGGGGTGCGAGAGTTCAATTCCGATGCTATGGTCGTTGAGGTTGCTCATCTGCACGCCGTCTACAATCCAGGAGGAGGCGCCAGCGTGCCATGCGCGATCTATGTCGTGCACGAACTGCGTGATCCTCCCATCTGGAGAGATGTAGTAGTGCGTAGAGACGGGCGCGGCAGGATCGCCGCCGTGCCGCAGCCACTCATAATCGCTGGGATGGCTTCCGGCGGTAGCGTGCATCACGACCATACGGCGGGAGTTGCCGCCGATGTAGTAGTGCGGCTGCGTCATTTCCACGCGATGAATGAGGTATGTCACTCTACTTCCCCCATCTGTTCCGCTGCTTTTTCGATACGGCGCCACCATTGCGCCCATTCCAGGACGCCGTCAATCCATTTGTAATAGGAAACAAGACCCGCATAGTAGGAATACCCATGCCCGTCGCCGTGCTCCATTGGGACGTGGCCAATATTGCGCGTTGTTCTGGCGTTGCCGCGTGTGCCATACTCGTTCAGGCTGTTCCAATAGGCGAGTGCCCATGCCGGATCAATGCCGTAGTTCACGAGGATCTTGTATGCCTCGCTGGCGTCGGGCGCGAGCGGCGATTGTGCCATCTCCAGGATGGCTGTGAAGCGTTCCAGAGTAATACGCGGCGAGCCATGCATCAGGCGTCTAAATCCTTCCATCCCGGCACACCTGTAGCCATTCTGCCGTGCCGGTACCAGAGTTGGGACACGAGCGCGCCCGCAAATCCCCACGCCGCCTGTATCCAGTCATCGCCTTGCGCATAGGCGAGCAATGCCGCTGCCGCAACGCCGATGAGGAGCGAGAGGAGCGTACTTGTGTGGAGCGCATAACGCGGCTTGTGGAGGAGCGCATAGAGCCAGGCGAGTACCCGGCTGCGAGGACGTTGCGGCGGCGGCGGGAATGTGTTGCGCAGATTGGCGAACAGGATAGACGCCGCCGCGCCCGCTCCGGCCTGCGAGGCAAGATAAGCAAGTGCAGATATCAGTTCAGTCGGCATCGTTTCCATTCGGCGGCCCTAACTCCTGATCGTCATAGCGTGCCAGGCGCTTGCGGTCTTCCTCGTGCCTCGTGCTTTGTTTCTGGATTTCCAGCCAGTGCGCATGAACTTTCTTTCTCAGGCTCTCTACTTCGGTTTGCAATGCCCTGTATTGATGCAACGTTTCGGCATGCTTGGCCTCGCTTTCTTCGAGTGCCAGGAGGTGTGCATCAGCCTGTTGTTTGCACACATTCAGTTGATATTCGAGCTGCAACACCATATGGTGCGCCTCTCGCAGTGCCTTACCTTGTGCTGCAAACTCGTTTTCATTGGCAGCGAGGCGATCACGTAAGTCGGTTTCAATCGCACGCGCTCGCGTCAGTTGCTCTTCAATCGTCGTGTAGAGCATGTCCGACAACTTGAGCGAATTTTCGAGCCGTTCAGACTGTTCGGCCTGATCCTGGGCGAGGAGTTTAATTTTAAAGTCCAGACGCTTTTCGGATTGACGTTGCATCCACTTGACCATGCCACCAATAGTAGCAACGGCCAGCGAGAGCAGTGCAACAAACTCGGCTGGATTGTCCTGGATGAATTGCCACACAAACCCTCGATGAAAAACCTGATACGTCAGTCTGATTATAACATATATTCTTCCTTTTTGGTATCCCTCTCCAACACGCGCCGCACATCCTCCCGCAATCCAAGGCGGGCGCCGCGCCAGTCGTGCGCGTCGTTGAGGCTGGCACACTCAGCGAGGAGCAGCCACAATTGCCTGGTGTGGTGTGGGTTGTAGCGGCGGATGTATGCCGTGTCGGTTTCGATAGCACGGCGCAGTGTTTCGATGGTTGCGGTGTCCATAGGTTACTCCTCTCCAAACATATCCAGTTGTCGCGGCCTGTTCTGCTCCTCGGTATCGCACACGAGCGCGTGTATGCTGTCGCTCTCTAGCGTCCGTAGCACGTCCAGTGCATCGCCGTGGTACAGTTGTGTAATCATTGCGCCTCCATTACCCGCTGCATCAAAAGCGGCGGCACGGCATTACCGATAATCCTGCACGCCAGAGCATTGCGCTCCGGCAGTTCGTACCAGTCAGGGAACGATTGAAAACGCGCCAGCGCACGCGGCGTCATTTTCACGACGCGGCCTTGCGCCAACACCGCCCGCGTCGCGTGTCGAGCACCCGTCTGTGCCTTGACCGCAAACGCAGGCGTGTGACCTATTATGCGCGTGCAGGTTGTGCCATTGGTGTTGGCTTGCCCGTCCAGCAGCACACTCTCACGCACATCCGCAGGCAGGCGCGCCAGTTGCCACGGCGCGAACTCGCTATCCGGCAGTGTGTCTATGATGTCCTGTATCGCCTCATGCCATCCCACCCACGGCCACAGACCGCCGAACATATCATCGCGCCCGCCCTGGCAATGTGTTGCAACAGGCCGCACCACGCGCCCGTCACGGCGTGCCACCAGGATGAGACGGCGGCGCGTCTGCGGCACGCCGTAGTCGGCTGCGTTCAGATGCCACCATTGCACGTCATAGCGCAGCGCACGCAATGCCTGCACAATCAGCGCAAACGACACACTTTCGCGATATCCATAGACCTGCTCCAGACTAAACACAGGCGGCTGCTGTTCCTGGATTGCGCGCACCGTGCCGCGTGCCATCTCGATATCGAGTTCGGTTTCGGTGGCATCGTCTTTAGCAACGCTGAAATTTGGACACGGCGGACTTGCGTGTAGCCAGGCCACACGCGGCAGCGCGCTATAATCCACATCCTGCACAGGCGCTACAATCATCTGTGTGTCAGGCAGGTTGCGCGTGTGCCATGCGGCTATGGCTGCGTCATACTCGACTGCCCACAGCGGCGTATAGCCTGCCTGTAGCGCGCCGATATCAGCACCGCCGCCGCCGCTAAAGAGCGAAGCAAATGTACCCATCATTCAATCCCCTCCACTTGCTGCCTTACATCCCATCTCACATGTCGAGACGGGTCTTGGAGCAGGTGCCAACGCATAGGCATGTATGCGCTGGTAGGGTACACCGGGATAATGTAAACCTCCGGCAGATATGCATAAATACACGGCACAAATTTTCCATAGAGCGGCGTCTTTGATATGCTGCATTGCGGCTCACTCCAGACAATCGCCGTTGGTAAATAGCCATAATCAAGCACATAGCAACGCAGAAAATATTCAAGATCATCCGGGATCGGTTCTTCATTCGGGAACGCAAATCCTGGAAAACTCATCTCAGCAGGCCATTCGAATTTCATGCATTTCCCTCCACTTGCCTGCGTAGCCGCTCCACGGCTTGCGGTAGACTGTACCACGGCGGCGCGTCGTCGTGATCTAGCGTCCAGTATGACGCCGTAGGAACATCGATGCCGAGCGCGTCTGACAGGCGCTCCAATTCAACGTACAGGGCGCGGCGCTGTTCGGCCCGCGCTGCCAGTTCGGGCTGGTCGGGGGAGTGGCGTTGTGTGGTAAGTTTGCGACGTGCCATCTAATAGCCCTCCAGAGATTGATACCCGCTGCTGCTCTCATGCAGCCATTGTGCAACCTGATTACTCGCATCCGCCCGACTTGCAAATGGTTCGGGCCAAATGACATGGCTTTGATCATCCGTTAACCAGTACTGCCCATTGTTGATTGTGATGCGGAGTGTGCCGCTTTCGTGTGCACTGAGTACATCCCCGATGTATTCTTTTTGCGATTTTTCGCCTATAGAATAGCAGGCAGAGTAGGCAGAGTTGCCAAAAAATGCCGTTTTATCGCTTTCTGATGCGTCGCCAACTCTGCCACCCCCCCAGGCAGAGTTAGGCAGAGTTGAGGCTCCATAGGCAGAGTGCCTACTCTGCCTACTATTCCCACTCTGCCCACTCTGCCTACTCTGCCTGCAAATTTTCTCATATTTACCATAACCCACTTTGCGAACAAGCAAGTTGTCGGCAAGGTGACGCAGTTGCTTCTGGACGGCATTGACGGTGGTTTCGAGTTCGGCGGCGATGTCTTTGGGTGTGTACTGTACGCCTTCCTGCATTGCCTCTAAAACGCGCTGGCGCTCGCTCGTAATGGCATATGCAGCTGCGTCGCCTTCGATACGATGTTCGGTTGCATAATCATCCCAGGAGAGCGCCAGTTCCTCATCGTCCACGTCGCGCCCTCGGATATGCAGCACCATGTCATCAGAGCCAGGCACGCGTCCGATAATCCACATCGTTGCGACGCCGCCCGTCAGACCGGTAGAACCGCTGATCTCATCGAACACATCATCGGCTTTCGCCTTGCGGGTGTGATGGATAGCAATGATCGTAATGCGGTGGCGCTCTGCAAACTCGTTCAATGGCTTGACGGCATTATAATCATCATCGTAGGGATTGGCGTTCTTGTCTCGTGGTGCCCTGATGTTCTGGAGGATGTCCACAACAATGAGCGCGGTTTTCGGATGATGTTGCATCCATTCCTCAAGCATCTGAATGCCCGCCTCGCCGCGTTCCCATTGTGTAAAAAGATGGAAGTTATCAGGCCATTCAAGGGCATCCCCAAGCATTGCCCCGACGCGGCTCTTCATGCGGCGTTGATTGCTCTCCAGATCGAGGTAGAGTACTTCGCCGGATCGTGTGTCCAGATTATCAAACGCCTTCCGCTGCTGCATTGCCACAGCCAGCGATAGACCAAGCGCCAGCCAACTCTTTTTGGTCTTCGGTTTCCCAGCCATCAGGCAGCAGCCTTCCGGCAACAGGCCCGGCACAATCCACTGCAACTCGTCAAACTCTTTGCGACGCAGTGCAAACAGAGTAATACCCTCTTGCATCCATGATGGGGTATACACCGTGCCTGCACGAGCACATCTTTCGAGTGCCTGCAACGTCTCTTCGGGGTTGTCGCGGCAGAAGTCGGCAAGGTCATAACCGAAATCATTACCCAGGTCAATCGCTGTGCCCTTCACCTGCTCAGCGATTTGGGGTGCAATCCTGCGGCCTTTATCGTCGCTGTCGAGTGCTACATATACCCGACCCCGCCAGCGATCCTGTAGCTCTTCTATAAGGTGCTGTGGTATCTTTTTCTCACCACCTGGCACACAAATGGCGGGCACACCGTAATGGTGTGCCACCACGGTAGACGCCTCACCATTGCAGATGATCAGGCAGTCGAGTTGCATACTGATCGCCACGCCAAGTCCGTACCAGCACGGTTTCCAGCCCTTGTCGTGATCGTATTTCAGCCCGGCTTTCTCTTCATCCAGATATCGATATCGGATGCCCGTCTGTGTCGCAATAACCAGTGCCTTATGGCCGCGCCGCCGGGTTTCTTTCCATCCGGCGCGGCTAAAAACTTGCTTACTCACACCGTGCTTTGTGGCGTAGTCTTCGAGCGAGGTGTACGCCGGTTTCGGTGCGTATGTGGCGCCCTGACTAATCCCGGCGCGCTCCCAGATGTTGCCCGATGGGTGCGTGTCGTTGGGTGTCTGGATATTCAGGCGTTCAGCTAACTCTCGCTGACTGCCGCCTTCCTCGTCTTTATGGTCATACCAGACCAGTAAGCCATCATCGTTTTCCGACACGGCGAGCGTGCCCCCATCAGCATCAGGCCGCCACGGTGTGTTGTAGCGGCCTTCGCCGTGCTGTGTATTCTGGTATGGTTCGAGTGCCTGCAAGATAGCGGTTTTTGTGTCGTGCATATCATCGTGTCCTGATTTGCAATACTAATTCGTCGCCTTTCGCATACGCCCTCAAGAGCGCACCTTCGACTTCCAGTTCACCGCCCGCATCTATCACTATCTGTGCAAGTTCCCGGCGCTTTAACTTGCGATCTACCTTGATGCGGCTATACTCACAATCCAAGTCGTTGACTTGCTCATACAACGATTGTGGTGTATCTGAGTGACACGGAGGCGTGTCACCATCTGGTTCTGTGGTGCATGAAACCTGTTGCTCCTGTACCGGCTCCTGTGTAGCTTCTGGCGGCTTCTCCTGATGTACGAAACAAAGATAGTGCTTGCTGCGAGTGAGTGCCACATAGCGCAAGTTCCATTCCTGTTCGGTTTGCCACTGCTGCGGATTGCGGAGTTGTAATGGTAGTTTGTCGGGGCGCAGGATAAATACCCGCTCCGCTTCCAGCCCTTTGGCGCGATGGATGGTAGACAGCGTAATAATACTATTCTTGTCGTTGAACAAACTTTCAAGCCGCGCCTTAAAAGTATCGGCGCTGGTGCTCTGCCATTCCTGATAGCAGCGCCGCACAGCACTTACCCGGTCTTCGAGCGATTGCAGTTTCTCATCGTCATCACCCAACTTCGCGGCCTGCTCAGCACGATAGGCGTCAAGATGCCAGATAAAGCGTTCCCACGGCTTATCGCCGTTATCAGTGGCCTGATCAACGATCTTTGTTAACTGCCTGCCGATATCGCGCCCGCGAACAGTGGCAGGCGTGCCACGCGCTATCAATTCCAGGCACGCATCAATCAACGGCGCTGTAAGGCGACAGAGCACCAGATCATTCGGCTGGAGGTATCGGTGCAGATCTTGCTCGCCAATATGCTCAATAACTCCATCGGGCGCATTGTCACAGGCTTCAATTTCTGGTACAATCTCACGGGCCAGATCGAGATGCTCAGACGGGCAACGATAACAAATGGATAGCGGCAGCCGGGTTGCATCGGTTACCGTGGCGATCTTCTGGAAGCTGGCAGCATCCGCGCCCGCAAAGCCGTAAATAGCCTGCCTGTCGTCCCCTACTGCCACAATGCGCCCGGTCTGATTGACGCATTTTAGCACTAGGTTAAGCTGTGCTGCGTTCAGGTCTTGCGCTTCGTCAATGAGTACCCAATCGTACTGATCTGGTATCAGTGCCCATCGGTATGGCAAATATAACTGATCGGCAAAGTCAATTACTTTTTGCTCTGATGCCAGATCATTTCCACGTTCGATAGCAACCTTAACCAGTAGCAATAGTTCGGTTGTTGTATCTTCGATGCCATAATGTCGTATCAGGCATTCCAGTGCCGTCTGGTCTTCTGGATTGGCTAATGTGATACGCACAAATCGACACAGGTCATAGAGCGCGCCTGACAGTTTGCGGCGTTCATCATAATCATTCGCTAGTGGTGCAGTCAGGTCTTTCGCAATAGCGCGATACTTCCGATCATCCAGTGACACGCGGCCCAGATGGCGCACTACGGTACGGTGGCCGATGCTATTGATCGTGCTCACGTTCGCATTTTGCAGTTTCTTCTGCATCGGCTCTGCGATATGCTTATTGAAGGCACAAAACAGGATAGAGCCGTTCAACCGCTCAGTGAGCTTTGCCAGTGTGGTACTCTTGCCGCTTCCTGCTACAGCCTCTACCAATGCATTCCCGGTGCCGTGTTGCGCCCATTCAAAAATGGACGCCTGGTACTTCGATGGTACAAACCCATTTGTCTGTGATGGTTCGGGCATCACGCCCATCCCCATCGCCTGTTGTAATAAATTCATTCCGCTACCTCTGCGTCTATAATATCCCCATTCAACTCGCTCGCCAGGTACAAACCGGCTAGCAGATCAGGCACCACAATGCGAGCGCACATACTGATAGCGCGCCACCTGCACATATTCGCCGGGTACTTTTTCCAGTTGCTATCGGGTTTGACCAGACCGGCCCGCTCGGCATCTTTCATGCTATACGTGAGTGTGAAACGAAACCCGGTACTCCTGATCATCGTGACGGTGCAGGCGTCGTCTGTGCTGCTGTCAATCTGGAGGCGCACAATGTCGGGGCGGCTTTGGATTTTCGCTAGCATTCCCTGCGAGGTGAGCGCAACCTTGCCCATGACGACCTGTAGGTTATCGCCCACCGAGGAAAGCGGAAACCCAAGCTCGTATGCCTTCAGCATCGCAAACGCGGCCTGCTCTGGCTTGCTCACGCCTGCTACCAGACGGCATTCATAGACGGTTTCAGCCATCGATGTAATCAAATGCCACGCCTCTGGCGTTACCTCACGGCGGGCCAGTTCGGTGGTTGTGGTCGGTACCAATTCGGTGGTCATGTGGTTGCCTCCTGCGGTTCGTGGACTTTCACACGGAAGCCCATATCATCGTGCAATCCGAGCGCCTCACGCACCTTACGCCGGGTTTCCGGCCCGATGCCTGGAAACTCGTGCTGATCATCGGTGAGCACCATCAGTGCCCATGCTGCGCTGCCACAGTGCTCCAGAAGTGCTACGGCCTTCTGCTCGCCGATGCCTGGCAAGGCCAGCAGCATATCCAGATCAGGATCGGCAAAGAGCACATCACGCGGCGGGCGCACTCGGCGGGTTGTACGGTCGCGGCTAGCCAGGCGTTGCACCGTCTCGACGAGCGTTTCCTGCTTAATATGCAGCGTTCCGACGCCAGTTTCTTGCACGCTCAAGAGCGCGCCGGATAGATCATCGTCAAGCGTGCGCTTACCCTCCAGCGTGATGAGGTACGCCCACGGTGACAACTCGCGTATCTTCAACATCTCTGCATAGAGCGTCTTATCACACAATGCGTGACGCAAGTCATTTGTGGCCATTACGCAGATTGCCAGTTGCGCACCATCGGCGCATACAGCCAGGTACGATGCTGGCGCAATTGGCGCGCTAATGGCAGGCACACCCCACTCCGGCTGCGCTTGCATATTCATTCCATTATAGAGTATACTAGTCAGCATGATTGTTTCTCCATAAAACGCCTGCGCAGCGATCAACTGCACAGGCGTTTTTGCTCCTCGCTAGTAGGGCAGGATGCCCGTCACATCGATGACCTCTTTAGATGTCATCGTGATGCCCTCATCCTTCATCAGCGGGTTGGATTCAAGCATTTGCTGAAATGCCTTTGCGGGGTCTGCCTGCTGCTGTGCGGCTGTCCACATCGCAGGCAGCAGCGTAACCAGTGTGGCGCGCTGCGGGTGCTCTGTCTCTTCTTCCATGATCGGCTGTGGTACGTTCCTTGTCGGGGCATCGCCGCCATTGCGACGTTCATTCCAGAACGCTTCCGCAGCAGCCTCGCATGCCTCACGGCTCTCGAAAACCTCAACAAACCGGGGCGTTGTGAGATCCTTCTGTTCGCCTTCTTTGTTCGTGTACTCGCCAACTTTGATGAGTTCAATATGCACCCAATGCCGATGCACCTGCGTCGTCGGGTCAGTAATGCCGAGCACCGTCAACGATGGGCGTACTACCTTCGTCCAGTCGGGCCGCTTGCGCGAGCGCGCCTGCATCGTGCGGTCAATGCTGTAGGTATTCCCATCGCGGCTCGTGCCGTAGAAGTGGAAAGTGATCTCAACATCCGGGTTTTTATGCTCCGGATTGTTGGCATCATAGTCTACCAGTTGCCAGCGACCGTCAACCTGCTGAAACACGACCTCGCGTGTGTCGATCTCGCACTCGACAAAATAGTCTTTCGTCCTGGATTGCGGCTCCGTTGTGGCGTTCATTGCGTTTGCCATTGCGTTGTTCATGTCGGTTCCTTTCGTATTGCGATTATTACGGCTTCAGCCTGGGCTGCGGTTGTGGCTCAGGCAGCGGCATGGGCGGGTAGTGGATAGTTTCATCGATGTACATCATAGTGGCACCTCCTATTCATAAGTAAAGAAACGGTTTACGTGCGCGTCGTGCCCTGGCTGTTCGATGACATCGTACCAGTCATCGAACAATTGCACGAGGGTTGTTCTTTCTGGGTTATGCGGGTCGAATGCCAGTGCATCCCATTCAGGGTGCGCTATGCGCAGCATCAGCCCAAACGTCCACCCTCGCATCATCTCTCCGGGATTAATATCCCGGAGGTGTTTTCGGGTTGTCATGCCGTCACCTTGCGAATACTTACGCTCGGCTTGCTAATCTTGCGCATACGATCTAGCGCGCCTGGCTCGTGCGCCTTGAAATATTCCTCAAGGCGTTTATCGTCCCAACTAACACGCGGCTTCGAGTAGACTGCCTGCCAGCGCGCACCTTTGATCGTCTTGCCTGCCTCAACAACCGCTGCCTTGACCTGCTCTTCGGCGGCTTTAATAGCGTCGTTGATCTCCTCCATCGTGCTTTCGTGTTCGCTGTCCAGTTGCGCGATAGCGGCGCGCTGCTCATCAGTTAACACGGCGTCGCGTGCCTGCTGATAATCAGCTTGCTCCAGATCACGCCGGGCGTACAGTTCCTCCAGATGGGTAATATCCACGCTCATGACTTCTCCTTATCCTTCTGTTGCTCCTGGTGCGCCTGTGCAAGCGCCTGTCCGCTATTGCACTCCTGTTCCCGCTGTATCTCGTCTGCCCGCTCCAACAGGCGAACGGCTTCTTCTCGTGTGGTGTCTGCCATGACTAATCCTCCTTTTTGAACAGATCATCTGTCACACGCATCCGGCCCGGCGGCATCAGCGGTGCGCTCTCGCGGCGCTCGCGGTCAGTTTTCCCCGTCGCCTGCAACCGCTTGTAAACGATAGCGTCCAGTGTCGCCTGCGCTGCCTGGCGCGTGCTGAAGTACCCTACAAGGTCGCCGTCCAGATACGCGGCGTAGTCGCCTGTGATCGTGTCATACTCAACGTGCTTGTGGTTCATCTGATGCTCCTTCTGATGTGGCGCCGCCCCTTGCGACGTGCTGTTATTGTAGCATGTTCCCGCCTTCTTGTCAATCTATAATTGACAGAATACATAAAACTATTGACAAGCTTATGGTTTTCCTTTACAATGGACGTGTGCAGACAAGAGAGGAGGAGGGCAATGGGGAAAATTGTGAACAAGTTGAAAGAAGCCCGTTTACGGCGGGCGGCAGAAGCAGGTGAGGATCTAACTGTGTCGGACGTGGCTCGCGCTATCGGTGTAGACCGCCAACGATTATGGGACTTAGAGCAAAACCCATACCGAATACCAAGGCGCGATTTGATGGCGCAACTATGCGCATATTACAACGTCGAACCCGGCAATCTATTGGAGCATATTGTAACAGAGGAGACAGAATAGTGACCACACTAAACGACGCCATCACCACCGCCCGCCAGGCCCTGGCATACCAGCGCGCTACCGAGAAGGCACAGCACGACGCAGAACACGCCCGCCAGTGCGACCTGCACCAGGCCGCGCAGGCAGACCTGGAGTCCTGGCTTTACAAACTGCCAAAAGGGATGGCAGACCGCGCTGATTACGATATCCCGTTCCCGCTGCCAACACACGTATTTGATATCATCGTCTCGTTCGACCTGAGCGATTACGGCGCCGCGCCGATCAGCACCCGCCCCGAATGGCGCGGCGACCACTGGTTTTTCAAAACGTGGCGTGTGGCGCACCACGAACTGGATTTCTTCAGCAACGAGGATGAACCGCCGGAGTGGCGCGTCGTTGTTGCCGATGAATGCACGCCATACACGACGCTCGAGCAGGCGCTCATAGCCGCGCTGGCAGAACACGAGCGCGCAACCGGCCCGCTGGCAGCGGAAGCCCGCGAATGCACGGAGCGGGCGCGAAAGGACTGGGTAGCATGACCCACCGACGGCCCTGGCTGCGCTTTTTAAACAAGTCATTGTGTCCGAACTTTTACCACAATTCGGCGCTACTGCTACATCTCGACACGGGTGTAGCAGACGTGTGGTGCGATGATATGGTCATCGGCACAGCACGCACAATGCATGAGGCTCGCTCTATTGTAGATCGGTATGAGCAGTTTGGAGCAACAAAGGAGACGACTAATGAGTGAACCGTGCAACACACTGGAAGGCATACAGACGGGCGACCTGATTTACATCAGCAATGGCCGTACATCTACCATTTCGCGTGTCACGCATGTCACAAGGACACAAGTGCACGCGACATTGCGTAAATTCAGGCGTGATGGGAGTGAGATCGGCGGCGGCGCCTATCGCGGCGGCATATGGAGTTGCTACCACGCCCGGCCTGCCACCGAGGAGGATATTATGGAGCACAGGCGGCGCGCGCTGGCACGTAATTTATACCAAGTAGAATATATCGATTTGTCGCTCGATCAACTCGAACGTATCTGGGATATTGTAGAGGAGGGCACCAATGAATGAACAGCAAATGCAGGCAATCATGGCGAGCGCGGTTCACGTAGCATGCAGTAACCTGACAGATGATGAGCTGGTGGCGCTGCACCTGACAGCACAATTCGACATGGACCCGACCACCCATGCGTTTTACAGCAAGGCGGCACACCTATTCACCGAACGCAACGGCACCAGGATGCACGAGGAAACCAAAAACGCACTAGCGCGGGTCGTCAACATGCGGCTAGAGGAGGGCACTAATGAATAACCCACCACGGCCCCCGGCAGAGACGCGCAAAGAGATGCGCGCTACTAACCTGGCATTTGATATGGCAACACAGGCAGGCGCAGAAGCGGCGACAGGCCCGCGTGAGCAACTGTACGCGTTTCTAACGGCTCACGGCTATGAGTGGAACGGGCATAATTGGGTGAAGATGCCGCCCGTCTCGCCACAGACGGGATACGCCTATGATGATGTGGAAAGGTTCCCAGGATGAGTGACCGCGCCCGCGCATACCGGGTGCGCCATCCAGAGCGCGTCAAGGAGGCCCAACGTCGCTGGCGAGAGCGCAACCGCGAACAGCGCCGCGAATACAGCCGCGAGTATAAGCGACGGACGCAGAAAGACTACCGAGCGCGCCGCAAGGTTGCGCTGTGGAATGAGATGATAGGAGTGTACGAGCGTGAATGACTATAGAACGAACGTCCTGAGTTATGGCGGCGGCGTGCAATCCGTCGCTATGTGTGTTCTGGTAGCACGCGGCGTCCTGGAGCGGCCCGACTACATCGTCTGCGCCGACACCGGGCGCGAGGCTGCGTCAACATGGGACTATCTCACAGAGGTGATGCAACCGTTCTTGGAGCGCTACGGGCTACACGTGGACATCGCGCCGCACGACCTGAGCACCGTTGACCTGTACAGCCACCAGGGTGATGTGCTTATGCCGATGCACACAAGCACGGGGCAACTGCGGACGTATTGCAGTGTGGAGTGGAAAAAGCGACCGGTTAATCGCTGGCTACGAGCGCAAGGCGTGCAGCAGGCTGTCAAGTGGATTGGGTTCAGCCTGGATGAGCGACGCCGCGCCACGCTCCAGGATAGTGAGAAGTGGATTAGCATCCGCTATCCCTTGCTCGAACTCAACCTGACCCGACAGGATTGTCTAAACATTATCCAGGCAGAAGGCTTGCCAGAGCCGCCGAAGTCGGCGTGCTGGATGTGTCCGCATCGGAGGAATAGCGAGTGGCGCCACATCCGCGACAACTACCCAGAAGACTGGGCAGCGGCGATCAAACTAGACGAAGAATTGAGAGACGCCGCGCCATTGGATACGCTTGACGACGACCGCTTGTGGTTGCACCGTGACCGCGTGCCGCTGGCAGAAGCCGACATCGACACACCCGATAAAGGAGAGAACCGGCAGTGCGGTATGGGGATGTGTTTTGTATAGGAGAGCAGAATGTCACGTCGCGCTAATCGGAAGGACGCCAACCACGGACGGATTGTGCGCACGCTGCGCCAAATTGGTGCGCACGTCATAGACACGGCAGTCGCGCCTCAATTGGGGTTTGATCTGCTTGTGGTATTTCGTGGGCGTGTGTATTTCATCGAAGTTAAGGACGGCAGCAAACCACCGTGTGAGCGTCAATTGACAGAGGGAGAGCGAGCGCAACAGGCCGCGCTTTCTCTGCACGATGTGGCATATCACGTCGTATTGTCAGAGGATGAGGCGTTGAAGGTGATAGGAGCGATTGCATGAAACCATACCAGGAATACCGACGGTGTCCATGTGGCACCGTGTATATCATCAGTCGACGCAGCCAGCGGTGGCGCTGTAAACGATGCCACGAAACGGCAATGCAACGCGAGCGGCGCGAGTTGAGGAAGGAGAGGGATAATGGGTGATCATATGACGCATATCACGACACAATCTGGTGATACATTCGAGGTGCAATCTCATGGCGTAGTGGGCATATTGGAGTATAGAGGTGTCTATTGTGTCGTGAAATTGCCTAGCGCACATCTGATGCATGAGCGCCGCGAGCTTGCCCACGCTCGGATACTCGCAACGATGATTGATCGCATCGGTATGGCGCGCTGGTTTGCGGCCATCCGGATCTATCGTGCAAACCAACGGGGGGCGCGGCGAGGGTATTACGCCGGGCGTCGTCTGCTGCGCTCGGCATGGAGTTGGCAAGAATACAACTACGGCGACAAGCGGCAGCATTGGCTGGCACTCCAGAGTGATCGTCTGGTTAACGCCTGGCTCAACTATGCTGCTGAACATGACGATTACTGTTATGAGGCTATGGTGTGCGCTGTCATAAATAACGATACGTGGCCCGAACGCATTTCGGACATGCGAGAGGCGACGAGAACATCAGCACAACATTGTCGTGACAAGGCGGCTATTACTGGCTCGTGTCATTGTGGCGTTTATCAGTGTACACAAGTTGATGGGGAGTGGAATAATGCACGATCTTAAGTGGTTGATATTGGCTGGCTTTTTTGCCTACATCGCGTTGTGGGGGCTGGGGGTGTTCGGGTGACTACTACTCGAAGGGTAGCAGAGATTTTAGGCGTCGGCGAGCGCACTGTTCAGCGATGGGTGCAACACGGCATGCTACCGTGTCAGCAGCGTTCGCCTGCATACATCAGCGCGGATAACATTATCGAATTCCTGCACAATCCTGAGCACTGGCATCGGTGGAGCGCCGAAAAGATACCCCATGCCGATGTACGTGTCTATGCACAACGATTGCGCGGGGAATGGGTGCGGTGTTCAGTGTGGGCGCGCCAGCACGATATACCAGAGTGTACGGCGCGAGACTGGCTCGTCGATGGCAAAGTAGTGGGTAAGAAAATCGGCAACGTCTGGTACATCTGGGATGATTGAAGCTATGCAAAAGAAAGACAACAAGTGCTAACTGAAGAACAACCGAACGCGAACAAACCCAACACAGAACTGATCGATATCGCCCGCGACTACTGGCAGACCTGTAAGGCATACGAGCGGGCACCTAACGCGGATGTGCGCCACGAGACAGCGGCGCACCGCGTGACACTGCACGAGCAACTCATGGATGCAATGCGGCGGCATGGCATCCCATTTGACAACCGTGAACACGCGGCACGAATAGCGCGCTCGTGGCTGGACTAGGTTTTTTACAGAAGGGAGAGGAGAGTATGACACCACTCGCAGACCATCAAATTCGGGCGCTCGCTCACGGCGGCATGATAGCGCCGTACAGCGAGGCGGTTGGCGCTCCGGCTGTTTCGTATGGGCTTACGTCCTATGGCTACGATATGCGGATTGACGCCGTCTTTCGCTATCCCCAGCGAGGTATGGCGCTCGACCCGAAACGGCCCGAATTAGCACAATGGATTGACGTGCAGACGCATAATCAGGACGTGCCATACGCCATAGATCCGTATGTTTTCCAGGCAGATCGGCTGCCCGTCTGCCTGGTTATGCCGCCGTATTCGTTTGTCTTGGGGCGCTCTGTAGAGCGGTTCCGTATCCCGCGCAACGTGACATGCACGGTGTTGGGAAAGAGTACGTATGCCCGCAATGGCACCATCGTCAACGTGACACCGCTCGAACCCGAATGGGAAGGCCATGTCACGATTGAGATCAGTAACACGGCGCCGATGGCGTCGGTTATTTACATTGGGGAGGGCATCGCACAGGTGCAGTTCTGGAAAGCCGATGCGACGTGCGAGGTGTCGTATGCCGACAAGAAGGGCAAGTACCAGGGGCAAACCGACGTAACAGAAGCGAGGATGTAATGACGAACGAACTCCAAGTTACCATACCGCAACCCGAACTAAGGCGCGCTATAGCCACTGTGCGCCCCGCTGTGGCGGGTAAATCATCTATCCCTAGTCTCACTCACATTCTCATGACAGTGGAATCCAACAGGCTTGCACTGGCCGCCACAAACCTGGAAATGAGCATCACCACCCGCGTTTCGGCGAATGTCGAGACGTACGGCAGTATCAGCGTTCCCGCTCGCCTGCTGGCGGATGTTGTCGGTGGTTTGCCGAATGAGCCGGTAACGCTCCGGATGCATGGCACGTCCCTGCGCCTGGAATGCGGGCGTTTCGTAAACAACATTGCCGGGCTAGACGCTGATGAGTTTACGCGCATTCCTACCATAACCAAGGAAGGTATTTCATTTCCGGCACTCGCATTGCGCGACGCGATAGAGTGCACCGCATTCGCTGCCGCCACAGACGAGAGCCGCCCAGTGCTCACGGGCGTCTATGTTGGCATTGGCCCGGAAGGTGTCAAACTGGCGGCAGCAGACGGGTTTCGCCTGGCTAAATACGTATTGGGCACAGAGAGTATGCAGCCCCGTCCAGATCTGATCATCCCTGCCCGCGCAATGCGCGAACTGGCTAGCATCATCGGGGATGCAGAAGGTGCCGTCACGATGGCAGCTAGCGACAATCAGGTCGTTTTTGAGACAGGCGCAACCACGCTTGTCTCGCGTCTGATTGACGGCCAGTTCCCAGGCTTCGAGAAAATCATCCCCGAAGAGCACGCCACGCGCTGCCTTGTGGACACACGCGAACTGGCGAAAGCCGTCAAGCTCGCGTCTCACTTTGCGCTCGCCAGCCAGGGTATTCTGAAGGTTCAGGTGCAGGAGAAAGAAGGACTAACACTCAGCGCCAATGCCGCCGACGTTGGCGATAACCAGGGCACCATTGCCGCAATGATTGAAGGCGCCGACAACGAGATTGCCGTCAATGTGCGATTTCTCGCTGATGTGCTAGAGGCGATAGAGACGCAGCAGGTAGCATTAGAGTTGATAGGGCCGCACGCCCCGCTCATGCTGCGTCCTGTCGGGGATGATCGCTACACACACGTCATTATGCCGATGTCCATGCGGTAGTTTCTGTGGAGCGCTACGCCGCCGAGCGAAAGCAGCGGACGCGGAAGCCGCTGGAGGAACTGAGTGAGCGGCAACGGTACAGGCGGCAAAAAGAGAAATAGAGGGCTGGCGCCGCACAAAAATTGGTGCCCGGATTGTCAAAATTGCCTCATCCACAGAACGTAACAGACGAACGCGCAATGCATCTGATGCATCGCTGCGAAGGCGAAGTTGAGATGGAAATTCGGGATCATCGCTCGCGAAACAGTTAGTCTGATCCAAGCAGCCCCGCCGGAGGCATCGTATCCGGCTAGGAGGATAAAATTACTACAGTAGGAAGCGCAATGCGCGAACGTGCCAATGAGCTACAGCAGGAACACGGCCCGTTGCATAGCCTGGAGATCAGTGCAGGAGCCGCAGAGTACATGCGGGCAACAGGCGAGTGGGAGGAGATGCGTTGGGTTTTCCAGTGCCCCCACTACTGGCGGGATCACTACACAGCCCCTAAGAAACTCGTCGCATGGAATGCGACACATGCAACGTCGCCACAATACCGCGTATATATCGTGAAGAATGGCAATGAATATATCGTTGTTTATCAGGCAGGCGGTGTGGTGCGCGAGCGCCGCATGGCATTCAATGATGGCATTCCGGTGTTCTTAGGCTAGGAGAGGCATCATTCTCGCAGCCCCGCTTCGGCGGGGTTTCGTTTTGTCTGGATTGTGCTACACGTGTTGCACGTTCGTTGCACATATGCTATAGTAGCAGCAGCGATACGAACTGACACGAGGAGAGGGTATGCACGCGTATGGATACAATGGCGGCTATGGGTACACCAAACTGATCGGCCTGAGTGGTGGAAAGGAGATCGTCAATATCTCGTTTCCATCGATGATCGCGCCCGCGTCCCGTGCGGTTGCAGGCGCCCTGGAACGGGCTACAACCGTCACGATTAACGGATCTGAGTATTGGGTAGGGTTAGACGCCGAAATGGCCGCACACCCACTCACAGACCTTTCTGAGGCACGTCTGACGCATCCTGTGCTTATCCCTGCAATGGTCAAGCACGCGACGGCGGGAATAAGCGATGCGGGCACCCTGGTGACGGGCCTACCAGCGCACCAGGCAGAGAATGAGGAGCACGGTCGGGCGCTGGCAGCGCGATTGCGCGAGGCGAGTACGCTATGGGAGGGCGATATCACGGTCATTGCCGAGCCGGTTGGGTTGCTGTATAGCCTACTCCTGGATAATCACGGCAAAATGACGGGCGATACAGCACTCAAGGGCAGCGTCGCCGTTGTCGATATCGGGCACCTCACGCTGGACGTGTCCGAAGTGCAGAAGATGCGCCCCGTGAGCACGGGCATGGACGCCCGCGAACTTGGCACAGCGCAACCGTTGAAGTTCATCCGCTCGTTTCTGTCGAGTGTGTTAGGCCGCGAGCTAACGCTCTATCAGACCGATCAGGCAATACGAACTGGCGGCGTCACGATTGCAGGCCAGTTTGTGAAACTCCCGTCTGGATGGGATGCGCCGCTCTACAGGCACGCCGATACTATTGTCGCGTACCTCACAGAGCGATGGGGCAACGGAAAGAAGTACGACGCCATTGTTATTGGTGGCGGCGGCGCAGAACTGCCGCAACTCACGGCTGCAATCCAGGCGAGGTACAGTCACGCGGTCATCGTGCCAGAGCCTCAGATGGCGGTCGCTCGCGGGTATGCGCGGCTCGCGGCCCGGATTGCGGCGCAATGACAACGGGATTCCGGCTCTCTCCAGAGATGCGCGCATTGTTACGCCGCATCGGCGGCGGGAATATTGCAGCCGGATTGCGGGCGCTCGTGGTTATTGGTGCGCATCACGCTGGGCAACCTATCCAGGGGCTTGGCAGAGAAGCGGCACACGCATTGAAAGAGCCGCTAGACGACGCCACACGGGCTGAACTGACGCGCATTCTGAGCGCTCCGCAACGTTATACAGCGCCACAGGCAGCGCCCGAACAGCACGACGATGATGATGATTTTCCCACCGATGTGGGGATGCGATACTAGCGGGAGGGGACTATGGAAGTATTTCAAAGTGCTATTGTAGCCACCAAGTTAGACAAAGAGACGGCAAATAAACTGAGGTTCGTACTTTCAACGCAATTTGGGCGCGCTAATTGGAGGGGGTTTAGGTTTGTGGTCGCTGAACTTTATGAAGATACTGCATTTTCTGTCATTGCAATGGATAGGGACAAACCCTCAGATCCTGGCGCCCTTGTACCTTCCATAACACTACAAGATGTCAAATTCTGGTGCGATGGGTATCTAGTGGCCTGCGAACGAGACGACAACTAGAGGCGGGAGGGGACTATGCACCTACAGCACAAAGAGGCCACCGCAACGCAGGCCGTGCAGGAACTCGCAGCTGAACGGCTGCATATTGACGCGAAACAAACCGTGCTCACGGCGGGCGCATCTACCGTGCTTGCATTCCAGGGCACACTAGGGCTTTTCGTGCTCTCTGCCGCAATCCCTGCGGGCGCGTGGCAATGGTATCCGCTCGGGTTCGGGCTGTGCGTGTTGTCGTTTCTGGCGTTCCTGATCCCGTATTTTACCTATAAAAAATGGCGCTCCGATCTGGACTACGAGGCTGACCGCCGCGCCCTGATGCTTGATGCATACGAGGAAAAACAAGGCGTCACCACGACAATCACCGCCAGCGAAACAACGATCACCGCAGATGATCCGGCCCGGCTACTGCTACTCCTGTTTTCACTCTGGCAGCGACGGAACGAACACCCGACACCATGGTCTGTGCGTAGTCTGGAAGGGCCGCAATACCTGAGCGTTGATCGCCGCGTATTTGGGACGGCACAAATCCACCTCGGACAGGTGCCGACGAAAGAACACGCCCAGCAAATTGCAGCCCGACTGGAGGGTGCCCGCCTGCTCTCAGGCAATGGCGAGCGCAGTACGCGCCGCCTGCAACCGCAAACGCTGGAGGAATTTTTGAATTTAACAATGCCGAGGGTGCTCCGATGACAGACGATCAGCGACTAGCCATCGCCCGCCGCGAGTTGTATGGAGAATGGCGCCGCGCAGATTTGCAGCGTGTGCTTAACATAAAACAGACGAAAGCGGGCCAATTAATTCGGGAATGGGAAATTGCAGGATATATCGTCGTGCAATACTCTGGCACCACGCAGGTATGCGCGTGGGCAGCCGAGGAACCCGTGTCCAGAACAGCACAGACAGACGGACAGATGCACGCGTCCGCGCCCGCGAGCGCGCACACACAACGCACGCATCGCACCCCTATGCCCTGGATTGCAGTAGGCATTGCGTGTGCGCTCGTGGTAGCTGCTGTGGCGTCGTTCGCGGCGCTCACTCGACAGAATGAGCCTGTAGCCATACAGCCGACACCTACAACGGAGCCCACCGCTACCCCGACAAATGCGCCGATGGTTGCTGCCTACTACGCGCCAGGTGGGGAGTACGCACAGGATATCCCCATCGGCGGACGTGTGACCGGCACATACGGGCGTTACGTCCAGATTGACGGCCATCTCTGGATAGAGGCGCCCGATCTCACAGAGCCAACGCCAGCACCAACACAGACGCCGCACATCATTGTCGTAGAGCAGCCCGCACCACCTGCACCGCCTGTGCAGGCACCCGCACCAACCGCTACCGCCGCGCCCATACTGCCGCCCGACACCGTGCGAACAACGGCAGGCGTTGAGGTTGAGGTAGCAGCGACGGCAATCTCGGTCGGCTGGACGATTGCATGCAATGCTGATGCGTGCCGATGCTTTAGCGGCGCTGTGCCAGATGGCTACAGCATAGCACGCCAGAACGTTGAGTCAGAGGTATGCATGCTGGCTGAGAAGCAGTAAGGAGAGAGGGGTATATATGGAGACAGGACGTAGCCCGCCACCGCCCGCCACTCCGGCGGGCTTTTTTGTTGCCCTGTCTCTTGTATTTTATCAGGTATTTATCAGGTATTTATCATAGAACTGGTAACGCATCTGGAGTATACTGGAGTCAGTTGAGAGACAACGAACACACACAAGGAGACAGGACAATGCAGCACATTTTTACTCGCACACTGAGCAACGGCAAGCAACTAGACGGTTATGTGGTTTTTAGCGGTATGAAGTCGCTGGTACTCAAAGTCGACGGCAAGCTGCAGCGCGAAACTGGTAACCCTGGCACGATCACCAATTCCGCCCGCAAGCACAACAATATCCCGGCACAGTACACGCACATACTCGGGCCGGTGCCATTGCTGGCCGAAGAGATGCGGGCATACAACGATGCCACGGTCGTTGATCCCAACGCGCTACGCAGCCAGCGCGAGCGCCTGGTACGTGAGATTAACGCGATTGCAGCTGACGCCGATGCTCGCAGTGCTGCTGCCTGGGACGCCGAAGACATCAACGGCGCAATGGCAGACGACCCGCCCGAACTTTTAGCGGCCATTGCGGCGCTCGAAGTTTTTGACAGTAAACACTCTGAGGTCAAGGAAGTCATCGACGCAGAACGCAAGGCCGACACCGAGCGGGCACAGTGGATATAGGCAGAACAACCCATAACAGCCCCGCCGGAGGCATTGTATCCGGCTAGGAGGATAAAATGGCATTTTACGCAATCGAACACCGTTACGGTTCAGGGATGATAGATCAGGATGGCGATTTGATTGGACGTGTTTTGCAGTTCACGCGCCGCGCTCTGCGAGATGCATGGGTAGAGGATGGCCCGACAATGTTGAGCGAGCCGGGTTTTCGAGAAGCATTGCGCGCCCGTCATCCAAAGGTGCGCAAGGCCGACTATCTAGAGAATGGTGACATAGAGGCGTACGAATGTCTCGCCCGTGAACGAGTGAGCAACTCGCCAAAACTCCGCCCATATCGGCACGAACTCATTGACTACGATTTGTGTCGGCTCGATTACTGGAAAGAGGTTGCGACGGATGAGGAGCGGAGCCTGATCGAATGGGCACAGACGGTGCGAGAGCAGGCGGCAGAGGCGGTGGAGTAGACAACACAAAGCGCGGCGAGGGTATGCTCCCGCCGCGCCTCGCTTCCTACATGCATTGCACCATATCCGATGGTGCAGCCCCATTATACCACGAAACGCCACCCCTGGAGAGAAGGGCGGCGTCTCGCGTGAAGGTAGCATCAAGGAAGTATCATCCACAGGGCTATTATACCACACTTCGAACAACATTCAACGTCGCGCTGTAATCTGCCGGTGTCGTCGCCTGACCCTCCATTAAGTTATTCAATTGCTCTGCGAACGTCACCAGGTTGCCGAGTTGCGCCGCCGTGAACGGGAACCCCGCTCCAGTCAAATCGGT